GCTGTTGTTAATACACCTGCAAAATAATTACTCGTAGTTAGATTACCTAAATCAGCATTACCGGCACTCACATTTCCAGTAATTGTTAGATTAGACAATGTACCTGTACTTGTAATATTAGGTTGTGCATTAGTTGTTAATACACCGGTAACAAGATTAACTTCTAATCTATTAGCTACTATTTTATCAACAACATCAAGGTTACCTGCAATATTAGCACCAACGCCAGTCACAACAACTACGTTAGCGTTACCAACTGCACTAATATTAACATTACCATTAGCTACAGGAATATTAACATTACTATTGCCATTTGATAGTGAACCTTGTAAATTACCTATAACGGCAGTATCAGTAACAGTTATTGAAGGTGTAGTTAATACTCCTGTTGTTTTGTTGAAAGTAAAACCTGCATTAGCACCAAAGGTACCTACATCATTGAATTGCACTGATGTATTGACTCCACCAGGGGAGCCACCGCCACCGCCTCCTCCGCTACCTGCGGTCCATGACAAGTTACCGGTACCGTCTGTTTGTAAATAATATCCTAGTGCTCCACCTTGAATATGCAAGTTTGAAATATTAGAAAAATTAATATTTGCACCAGTGAAGTTTGCATTACTATTAAAAGATGCATTACCTGATACACTAGCATTACCGGATACTGTTAGTGAGGTCAATGTACCAATTGTATTAATATTTGGCTGATAGAATGAATTAGATGTTAATGTGCCATTTAAATTTGCTAGACCACTACTAGGTGCAGAAAAAGTATTTGATAGTACTTGGTTTGGATCAATGTCAATATTCAATTGCTGTGAAGAACTGGTAATAGTTACGTTACTTTGTGTGTTGTCCGCACCGCGACCTACTTTTAGTGAAGTAGTTGCTACTAGTAGACATGCAATGTTTGCTGATATAACCACGTTACCAGTGGGATAGTTAACCGTAATACCTGCACCGGGTGTTCTGTTAATTGAAGTTACTGTTGAATCTGCATTAGCACTGAATAATTCATTAAAGTTATTTTGTACCTTTTGGAAAGCCGTTCGTATCGCATCTGCTGATGGATCATCAGGAAAGCTACCAAAGTCTATGTTTTGTTGGGCCATGTTTATCTACCTAGTTATAAAGTATTTATCGTTTTTTCTGAATCATTAGCCCAAAAAAATACCCGACTATTGCCGGGTATTCTGTGTTAACTAGTATTAGATACCTGCTAATTTCTTCCAGTCACTAACTGATTCGTTCAACATTTTTGATTCGTTAATATCAGTTGTACCATGCGATACTGTACGATTTAATTGACTTGCAACGACAGGAATAGTTGTTTGACCAGTAGCTTTACGCTTGTTCAAACCACCACTGATAACATTCATCATAAAGTCAATGTCAGCTTCAAATGATGCATCTGTGCCTTTTTTACCAGCTTCGTTTGCCCACTCGTCTAACTTGTCTTTCTTTTCTTCTTTATCTTTCTTGTCATCATACTCAATGTCTTTTTTGACTTTCTCACCGGCTTTTTCTGCTTTGTCGTCATCTTTACCTTTATGACCTTCGTCATGTTCGATGTCCTTAGCAACTTCTTTACCGGCTTTCTCAGCCTTGTCGTCTTTTTCAGATGTTGATTCTTCTGATAATACTGCTAGTTTCTTGTAAAGATTAAAGAAACTTGACTCAGACATTCTTTCTTTCATTTCTTCTTTACCAGCTTCTTCACCAGTTTCATCTTCAGCTTCGTTAGTAGGACTTGAATAGATTTTAGCCTCTTCTTCGTCTGCTGCCGCATCCGCTTTTGCTAGTGCATTGTCACTACCTACTTGACCTGCAACATCAGCATTAGTATTATCAGCACCTGAATCAGGAGGATTATCTTCAGCTACGTTATATAGTTGTTGGTCTTCTGATTCAACTTCATCAACCATTTCTTTTGAACCGCATGAGTGACCAGCTTCCATCATTCCACCGCATTCATTGCACGTTTCTTCATTTTTATGCTCATGGTCTTCATCACCGTGACCTTCTTCGCTTTCGTAGTCACCACCGGATACTTCTTCACCACCACCGGCTAATTTTTTCATCAATGCCATCATACCATCATGGTCATCAACTACTTCAATGCCACCAGGGGCTTGTGTAGAACCCTGTGGAGCACCGTAGCCATTTGTTTCTTCACCACCAAACAAGCCTAGACCTGCTGATTTAATCAATGACAACAATTGATCGGCTTCACCGTCTTGTGCTGATACTGATACTGAATCAGGAGCACCTTGTTGACCCTTGCTGATAGAAACAGTCATACCTTCAGCAACTTCTTCTTTAGATTCTAACAAAGCATTTAGTTGATTATCTAATGCTTCAAACGCAAATTCATCTAAAACATCATTGTCACGCATTGTTTGACCAAATGCTTTAAATGTATCGCCAGGAGTCTTGATTGCTTGTTGCTTCATGTAAGCAGTTTTATCCATTTCATCTAGTTCAGGTGTACGAGCACCATAACTAGCCATGTTCTCTACTTCACTGCCCATTTCACCAACCATACCTTGAATTGGCATCTGACCATAGCACTCATCTAGACCTTCTTTGTAGCCTTCATGGTAAGAACGAGCTTCTTCCATGTCTTGGTAGTTCTTACCGCAATGTGAATGACCTTTGATGCCATCGTGTTTGCCTTTTAATCTGGCAGCTAATAAGTTTTCGTTCATACTTTCTTTAACTTTCTTTTTATCTTGAGCCGCTTTCTTCATTGGCTCTTTCTTATTTCCGTCTTTGTCTAGGTCTAAGAAGTCTGGCTTCTTACCTTCAAATTGCTGACTACGACCAGCACCTAATCCAGCACCCATATCACCATCATGTGTTGGCATTTCAGCTTCGTGCATTTTTCTTAATGTCTTTGCTAATTGTGCTTGCTTTTCTGTCTTGGCAGGATAATCTTCTTTATTTCCTAATACTTTGCTAGCAAAGGCTGATGTTGACATACCATGTGCTTTAGCTTTCTTAGTGAAAGCGCCTGGATGCTTGATAGCACCCTTGATCCACTTCTCACCACTTTCATCCATCTCATCTTCACCTAGTTGACCACCGGCAAGATTCATCTCGCCTTTGCCAATAGATTGTTTAATCTGTGCGGCTAATTGTGGGTTAGTAACAGTACCTAATGTCTTGTTACCTTGTTTGATAACTTGTGTGTTTGATTGTGCTGGCATGACTGTTACCTGTTCAGCTTCATTCAATGCTTGATCCAATTGGTCAAAGTATTCTTTTAAACTATGCTTAGTAGTTTTCTTTTTGTCATACTTTGGTAATTTAATATCTTTACCATGCTTTACACCAAATGCACTGAAGTCATACTTCTTATCTTCACCTGAAGTTTGTGTAGCTTTCTTAGGACGACCTTTACCTCTCTTTTCAGTAGAGGCGGCTTTTACTTTGTTGCCTTCTTCATCTTCGTCATCTTTACGACCATAGCCACCTGGTTCAGCAGTATGCTTTAAACCTGTTTTTGTTTTTTCTGTAGCTTCGTTCAACTGGTCTAGTTGTGATAATAAACTTTTGAAATCCATTTTGTTATTCCTTTAATTATTTTCTTGCGCCAGTTGCTGGCTTTGCTGGACGAGTAATTGTACTCATAGGACTCTTGTCACCCATCTTCTTGTCATCCAAATAAGGCTTGAATGGATCGAATGAATCAGGTGTTTCCTTACCTGCATAAGGAATATTAATCATACTATCTTTAGTCTGATCTTTGATTGATTGTAAGTATGAATCGCCATATGCCTTGTTAGCGGCTTTAGCATCAGGTTGTTCTTCTAGCTCAGGATGATCTAATAATGGAGTATGACTCATTTCATTTTCATAACCAACCATCTCACTATTGATGCTGTCATCAAATTTACTTGACACAACACGAACCATATCAACTTGATAACCCAATAATTGTGCAATCTGTTGAATCATTGGCTCAGTCGCTGGGTAGCGAAACTCTGCTTTAATGATTGTAACACTTTGATTGCTTAGATTAGGAAAACCGTATGGGTCTTTTTGTATCGGCGTGCTTTTTGGCTCACTGATGTTGACAGGGTCAAACTTGTTTAGATTGTACTTAAACATATCTAAAAAGTTTTTGTCAACTTGACCAGCAATTTTGATAGTGTAATTGTAAGTATGTACACTTTCCATGATGTATTTTCGTAGGCTTTTCATTTCTTAATTCCTGTATCTATTATTTATCTTTTTAATTGGATTTCGTTGCCAACATCTTTAGCAACTCATTTCTATCCAAAGATTTGCCCTCACCTAAAGGTGTAGCTTCTATTTGTTCTTCTTTTGATGCTACTTTTTGATCCAATTGAGCTTTTTTCAACTGTAAATCAAGCATTTTTAACTTCTTATTAATCTTTGCTGTCTTAGCTGTAATAGCATGTCCCAACATACTACTAGCACTATTGAAGATTTCACTAGCAAAACGACTATCAACTTGCATTCCTAGATCCATTAAGTCTTTATAGCTGGATGTTGCCAAACTTGCTAGTTCATCCATCTCACCATCTGCGGCTTCTAATCCCCTGACTTGAGGTAATGCACTCTCAATCTTTTCTAAGTTATTCATTGCATCCGTCGTTACTTCCTGAGCATTAGTAGGAATAGGGATAGTCAATCCCATGTCATTATCATCTTCAGGAAGTTCGAATAATTCGTTTAGTTTCTTGGTCATAAAAGTATTTAGTTACTTTCGTGAGCCATTTCTAAAAAGGTCATCTTCTGTAATTACACGAAATGTAAACCCTTGTGCTTTACAATAAGCCATTGCGGCAGCCCATTTGGCATGATTAACTGCTATAACCAGTCTATCTTTAGCACTATAAACTTTACTTTCAATAAGACTTTGTTTTTTAGGTTTGATTTCTACAACTTCTGCTAATTGTTTACCGTACTTGTTTTGATATACTACAAAGAAATCAGGTACATACATATGTACCTTACCATCTAATGGACTTTTGTAGGGAATAGACATTGATTCACTAGCCCAATATGTAACGTTTTTATTCGTATCACAGAATGTCATAAAGGTTAGTTCCCAACCTGATCTATATTTAGGTTTATGTTTACCTATATACTTATGACCATTTTTTGGCGTAAATAAACCTTGTGCCCATTTAGCCATGATTACTGCACGATATTACGTGCCACTGATTGATTTGATTTTGGTACTACTGCAATACCATATAATGAAGTTTTACTTTTAAAACTATTGAGATAGTAAGCAAGAGTTTGATTCATTTCCATCTTAGAAGTGCCTTTGATTTGATCTAACAAATCAAGTACATATATTTGTGTCTCTTGTGCAATTCTAAACAATACAGCAGTAAAATTATCTGCTATGTTTTTTGAATCACATACTGACAAAAAATAACCATGCACAATGTCATAGGTGTTAGCATTAACGGTTAAGTTAATTGCATAAAATGAATCAAATATTCTAACTGTTTGATCCAATGAAGTTCTGGTGTCTAATATTCTTGGCATATTATTATTTATTACCTAAATATTATGGATTTCTATTACCTGCATAGGGATTGACACCTATTTGACGTGGGCTTGCGGCTGCGTTAGGCGGTGTACCGGCAGTACCTAAATTAGTTCCAGTTGATCCAAATACAGGAGTAATAACATTTATATTTCTGTTTGGAGTTTGTTGTACTGCGTTCGTAATGCCGGCTGCTACTTCTGATTTTACAAGATTCTTAAGAGGCACGTTTTTAAATGTATTGTATGAAGTTCCTGCTTTTTGAATAGCACCTAATATATTACCATTAGATAAATCTTCAATTGCACCACCTACACCGTCTACTAAGCCACCTTGACCTAATATAGTTCCATTTGCACCCGGACGAGCAATTGGACTTACTGTTCTATCGTAATTAGCATCAAGTCCAAATCCAGCAACAATGTTACTAGGTGCTCTACCATCAATTTTACCTTCATTATATACTACTGTTTCGTAATCTAAATCCATTTTCATTTCCATAGTGCCATTACCTTCACTATAGTTATAAGTGTCATGGTCAAATTTAGTAATGATAGGATTAATTAATGTATATGCTACAAAGTTATGCCTACTAAGCCCAAACACTGTGATATTTTTAAAGAAGGGTATCTTATGTCCACTAGGATTAGGTGTCTCTCCTATGTAACCCCAATCATCGTTGCCCGTGATTGAAGGGGTATAAGTTGTTCTATCATTGTATGTAGCTAATGTAGCCCCTGGCGACGTTGGTGCTCCACCACGTGCACCTGCAAATACAACTTTAGGTTTCGTGCCATCACTATAGTTATAGTTATAATACGCTTTCCACAAACTACGAATCATGTTTCCATTATCATCGTGAAATGCAATGTTAACTGGATCATATTTAATTTTTGTTTGTATAATTCGTTTACGATTATACTGATTCATGTCCTGAGTAGCAAATGAGAAACCAGGTAACTTAACTGTCTTTACTGCTAAACCAAAGTTTGCGCCAGTATTAACATTCTGTGAGTATGCTTCAGGGTTTATTTCAAAGTAGACATGAAAGAGAAATTTGAATTTAGGTGCATATTGATATGCATTAGGCCTAAATGTTTTTGATGCGTGAGTATAATCACGAAGGAAATCGCTGCCGAAAAATGTTCCGGCAGCGTCCCTTAATAAGTTCTGAAAAAATCCAGACATTAGCTAGATTCCTTTAATTAGAATTAAAGAGAACTACCGATACCTGTAGCGATTGATCCAACTGTACGACCGATACTTGCACCTACGCCAGAACCAATTGGTGATTGGATTGCGTTATCATAACGTAATGTCAATGCAATAGTTACTGCCTCGTTTGTAGCATAATTCAATGTATTGTAATTAGCTGTCTGTAAGAAGCAACCATATAGTTCCCATGTTTCTAATACGATAGGAGCGGCTGCACCGTTACCACCGTCTAAGATTTCAATGTTTGTTTGGAACTTATAATCTTGACCAGTTGCGGCACTTGCTTGTTCAACAAAGTCCATTTGTTTCTGTAATTGTTGACCAACTAATCTACTTACTGAGTTTGATGCATCATCACGAATGTTAATGTTCATCGGTGCCCATGTGTGCTTACCTGCTAGATACATTGTTGAGTTGTATACTGGTAATGTAATTTCAGCAAATGACAAGTTAGGACGAGAACAGTCAATAACTTGTTTAGTTAATTCAACTGTACTAGCACTTGTTCCAAAATTCAAAAAGTTAACTCTGAATCTAAATTGTAGTTTTGGCATTAACAAGCCCTGATTGCCACCGGCGTTATCAGATGCTACTGTCATGTTAAACAATGATTGTGAGGCTGTTGCCATTTTTATTTCTCCTGTTATATATATTTATCTTTTAATCACTGAAGCCCCCTTTTGGGGCATCAATTAATTACTGTGATAATTCACCTGTATTCAAAACTCGTACTGGGATATAGATGAATTCAGCTGCCTTAACAGGCTCAATTGCAACGTCAATCCATAACTCGTTCCTGTCGATTCTAGCAGGAGTGTTGTTTGATTCGTCACAAACTACTAGATAATCATATATACCGCGTTTAGCAACTAAGTCAACCAATAGTGTTTGTACAACACCAGAGATTTGATTACGTGTTAATGCGTCATTTGGTTCGAATACGAACGGTCTTGCTGCCAATGTTAGTTGTCTACGGATATAAGCAACTAGTCGTGCAACGTTAGTTCTGTCCAATGCACTCTGTGAATTGAAACTTGTCTTATTACCATAGTTCAATAGACCAACACCAGTGAAGAACACTAATGGGTTAATGAAGTTAGTATATAATACATCACGGATACCAAGTTGTGTCTTAGTTGTAATAAACTCACCAGTAGTTGCATCTAAGTAACCAATACCAACAGCATTGTCAATTGTACCACGACGTGTACCAGCTGCCGCTAACCATGGATAACTGAGTGTATCATTACGCAAGAATGTACGTAACATCATGTGACTTGGAGGTACAGCAACCTGATTACCTGACAAGTCATTTGCCAATCCACTTGGATAGAACAAGCCTAAGTATGTATCACGTACTGGTCCACCGTCTGCTGGCTGTGATGTAGCATATGCTTGAATGTCAGTAGCACTATTAGGCAATCTCATTGGTGTGTCACCAAGAATATAAGCTGTTTGACCACGTTCATTGTTCAATGCAACCATGTTAGCTTGTAGCTCTGGATAGTATGGTGTTGCCATCAAGTTGAAGAAATTATCTTCATCACGAATATCAGTATTTGTATCAACAACTGACCTCATTGCTTCGACAACCATAATGCGTTGTGCTTGACGACCCATATATGGAGAACCATCTAACTTGTTGCCACTTGCTGATACCCATGCATATGGGAACTGAGGTAAGTTAGCAATATCAGTAGGATCCCCTGCGTCATATGCGCCTGCGTCAGGATAGTTATTACTTGTGAAGTAAGCAGTCTTAAACTGTTTTACGTTGTAACCTGAACGGCGTGTGTTGAATAACAAGATACCTGCAGGATATGTACTTGTGCTAGGTGCATCTAAATCAACATAATCACTTTGTAACAAACTAACGATTGTTGGGACAGGATCATCTACTGGATTGATCGCACCACTAGAACCCCAACGTGCATCTAAGAATACTACACCTGATGAACTAGTTTGGTCTGCATTATCTAAACGCACCCACTGATTTGATTGAGAACCTGGTTGACCAACTGCTTGCCAACGATTGATTAGTGGATAGTTTTCTAAATCACTCGTATCAATCCATATATCACCGTATGCTAATGCAGTGCCATCACTTTGTGTTGTTGGCTCACTAGCACTTACAATAGGACCATTTGGATCAGTTGTATTTGAACCAGTTG